ATTTAGGATTAATTCCTTTATATGCTTCGTCCATTGAGTCATCTCTATATTGGTCGTAGGCATCGAATTCTTCGGTATCTTGATTTTCTTCATCATCAGTTTGATTCCAAGGTGCATCAGGGTCAAATTCTGCACCCATTGGATAATTTTCTTTTAACATGGGTTTTAATCCACTAACTCTTTGCATGACTTCAATAAGTCTTTCTTTGCTATCTTTTGATATCATAGTTAAGTATTTTTTAGATAAATACTTATTATATTGGAATTAGGTATCCATTTTCTTAATTTTATTATATGTATCAAATAATGACTTAATATTTAAGCCACCTGCAGGATTTTGGGTATGAATATAAATTCGATGAGGTAGTTCTTTATTATTTCTATCACAATAATCAATAAACCATTTTGCACAGTCATAACCAGTTTTAAATTCGAATTCATCGTATACTTTATTATATGTTTCACTACCATATAATTCTGGGTCGTAATGTTCATCGGCAAGGTCGTGGTCGAATGAAATATTATCTGGAACACCCTTTTTTTCTATGTAATCCACAAAATCATCGTAGTTACGAACAACTGCCCATTGAAGGGTATTATATACAGGTAAATGCATGTAATCAAAGGCATCACTTGGTTGCCTTATATCATCTAAGAATAAATTATATGACATATATTTAAAATTTAGTTAGTTATCCTACTAAGGTTCGAACTTAGACTCTTCTGAACCAAAATCAGACGTGTTACCAATTACACTATAGGACAATATAATATATAAATATTAAATTATTTGGAAAATGCATTTTCTAATGCAATTAAAAGTAATTGCATATTTGCATGATAGAATCCAGCACAATTAATACATCCACATTCAACTATTTTATATTCATCATTTACTAAGCAAATATCCATAACAAATGCATCATTAAGTTCGAATAATTCAATCATTTTTTGACAAAATTCATATACGGATTGGTCCACAATATCACTTAAAACTCTTCTATCACCTAATTTATATTGACTTGCTGTAATTATTTTACCTTTAACAATCCAAAATCTAAATTCTTTCTGTATTTTTTTAACAGAAGAAACTTGAATTTCCGTATTTACATCAAGTATTGTTGAATGACCATTGGTTAAAAGATTATTTCTGAAAATTTCCCATGATTCCATATCAAAAATTTGACCAGTAAATACCTTAGTATCTAAAGTTGGTCTGGCAAAAAATATTTCTTTATTAAAGAAATTATCACCAAATTTATAAATTTTCGAATCATAGTTTAATAGATTTTCACGATAATATTTCTTATATACTTGATAATCATGATTGTCGTTCATTTGAGAACCCGGATACCATCTTAAATTTTTTGATATCCTAGCCATTTTCAATGAGCCGAATGGAAATACGTTTTTTCTTTTGGTTTTAAATTCTATTGTTTCAATAAATGGTAAGACTTTGACTATCTCATATTGAAGTTCTAATCTATCTAATGCTAATATTAAATTATCATAATTTTCTTCTCTGAATACATTTTCTTGAATAATATAATACATTTTTTTTCAGTAAAGATAAATAAAAAAAATTAAATATAATAAAATCTAGTTGTCCCTGCAGGACTCGAACCTGCAAACCTTTCGGCATCAGATTCAAAATCTGACGTGTTTAGCCAATTCCACCAAGGGACAATAATAATTTATTCTGGTTGTCTCGACTGGGTTCGAACCAGTACTTTATTGATTCAGAGTCAATCGTGTTACCAATTACACTACGAGACAATATCATGTAATATAGTGATAAATCAAAATATCACGCTTTTGGGTGTAAGGACGGTATCGAGCCGTCTTCTCCAGATTCACAGTCTGGCACATCACCTTAATGCTTCAAACACCATGTTAATTATAAGTCTACGACCTAATAATTTATTAATATAAGGTCATGACCTTATAAATTTTAGTCTGGGTGGCAGGATTCGAACCTGCGGACCGATGAGTCCAAGTCACCGTAGTATAGCCATCTGCAATACACCCAGAAATAAAAAACCCCACTCATTGCTGAATGGGGTTTTGATTAACTTTAAAAACTTCGATGTTAAGTTTAAGCATAATAATCCCATTCATCAACAAATTGATGTTGCGGTTGGGGTTGGATATGAATTAAACTTTTCATCATTTTTAATATTTAACTTGAATACACTTTGCAAATATACGATTTAAAATTATAAATACAAACTTTTTATGAAAAAAATCTAAATATTTTATTTTTTTATTGAAGATAAAAATTGCACCTACGTTAAATAGGTGCAATAATTACTTTAATTTCTAATTAGTTAAGTCCAATAAATTTTACGTAACCACTGACTGGCGATAAAATTTAAAAATCATTCCTGATTTTTTCAGACGTAACTTAATACAATGATTAAGCAATGACTTTAGATATAAATACTAGTTCATTTAAAAAATAATTATAATTTATGTAAATTTATGAGTATTTATGCTAAAATATTGATTGATGGAAATAAAGAATTTTATTAAAATAATTAATGAAGAAATTTCGAATTTTGATTTTCTTGGTAATGAAGAATATACCAAAGAAGAAGAAAGCATCAATTTATTAAAAAATGAAGATTTTCAAAAACAATTCATATGCGATTCACTTGTGAAGAGTAAACTTATTAAAACCAACTCTAATAATGCTCAAATTAATGGTGATTGGGAGGAAGGAAATGATGCGACACATTTAAATATTAGTTATTTGCTTGATGTTACTTATCAATATGACTCTAACAAAGAACCTGCTAAATTTTCATTACAATTCGATGGAAACGATATAGGTATTGATGTACATGCATCACATGACCCCGGCAATTATGGTAAATACGTACCACCTTCAGGAGAAGCATATTATACTGATATTAAATGGAATGATATAGATGTAACATTAACAACTGTTGATGGTGATGAAATTGATTTTATTGCATTTAGTAAAGCACCTTTTAATATACAGAGTTTATTCATTAGGGATTATATTGAAAGTATTATTATAAATAAAACGATGGAAACTAACATAGAAAAAGAAAATCCAGAAAGTATTTCTTATTGTTAATATCATGATTAAGGAAAAAAAAGAATTATTAGGTAAAATTAATGCATTGATTCATAAACGAAAAAATGAATTATTAAATAAACTTCCTAATATTCATAAAATTGATGATGGTATAATAATTCGTTTTTTTAGCGAATGGGATAATTGTGACATTAATACTGAAATCAAATATAAAAAAATTGTTAATATAGACAGACCTGATGAAATAATTGTATTTTTTTATTTACCAAAAGGTGCATATTTTGAACTCGAAAAAAGAGATTATATTGGTTTTATGACATGTCTTACGGGAAAACTTGAATTAATTATGGGTAATACTATACGTATTTTGAATTCATATACAAAAATATCTTTAGATTCCGATACGTTTGAAGGCAGGGCACTTGAAAATACTTATATTGTTACAACTAATAAACCTTAACTACCATTTTCTAACAGGACAAATTGATTTAGGACTCCTTACTTTTGCTGGCATATAGCAACCACATTTTGCACATGATTTATTTTTTCTGAATTTATCACAGGATATACAAATTTCAATTCTACGTTTTGCTTCAATTTCAATTTCTGGACTTGGAAACGCAAGATTTTTCCAGCCATCATATATTTCTGCTAATAAACTCATATTATCTATAGATTATTCTACCTCCTTTACTTACAAACATATTTAAATACGGATTTAATTTAGATTCCATATAAGCATTATGTAATATTTCCGGAGAAGTTAATGCAGTGTCGTAAACTCTTAATTTTTGAATACCACCTATAAACGATGTATCGAAATTTTGTTCTATAAATAAATTATCTTTTCTAGGGTCTTGAACTAATATGTCTGCTCCTTCATAAGTAAAATTATTGATATACAAAGGCTGATTTAAATTAAATTCTTCAGTACTTTCAAGCAGTAAACCAATAAACACGGTTTGTTGTCCGGAATTATCTTTGGTCCTAAACACAGTTTTTAATGGTCTCCATGCATTTTCACCGCTTACATAACCGCCATTAATTAAATCATCTCTAGGTATAATACCACCTAATAAAGCATTTTCTTCTGTAACTAGAAGACCAGTAGTACCATAATACATAAGACCATTGATTAAATATTGGTATTCATCTCTATCGGGAAATGGATGAAGTCCGTTATTATCTAAATTCAATAATTCTGAAAGTGTTAATGGATAAGAATATTGTATTTCACTTATAATATCAATATCCGTAGTACCGTAAACAACTATAGTGGCTTTACTAATTACATTATAATCATATTCATTAAATGTTTTAAAAAAACCATTATTAAAAAATGACATATTAATCTCATAATCCCGATTTGATAAAACCGAAATAGGATGATTAAATTTAATAAAATATGTCGTAGCAGATGTACCTGTCATACCTGTAGTTCCTGTAGAACCAGTGTATTCTATACTCATTACTGTTAACGGATATTCTATACTAGAGTCACAATTATCTTTAACAATAAAGGTACTGCTATCAGCACTTAATGATAAACCCGGTAAATAGTCGTCTGTCGATGGTTCTTCACATTCATCAGGTAATGGATTATTTTGAACCCAAAAATTACTTTGAATATATTCAGTGTCTTGACTGGCATATAAGGTATATTTTTGATAATCATAATGCCAAGAATGTCTTAAACCAAATGAACCACCACCCCAACTAATTGAATAAGGTACGCCTATTTGTTTTTCTCTTTGATTTTTAATTGCTTTAAAGAAATATTCTGGGAAATCATTTATAATCCACACAGCTCTACCATTTACATAATATATGAATTTACCCGTTCTTTTAGGTGCACATTCCAATAAATCTGGGTCATCGATTAATGAATCTGGAGTAAATGCGATAGCAATCATGGTCCAACCAGTTGTAGTAATTGGAGTTGGTGATGTATTTTCAATAATAATACCGTTATCGTCAATATATTTATATCCTAATTTTTTATCGTATGTTAAAAAGAATGCGATTGCATTATTTTTTATATTGTCAATTGCAGGAGTTTCTTTATATTCGATTTTTTTCCTTGTTTCCCAATTATTAAATGCTTTTTTATTTACGTCTACTTCATAAAATGAATCAAGATAATTATTTTCACTTGTTATAACTCCATTAAGAGTCGTAATATCATTAGATGTTCCACCAGTTGTTGTTTCACCACTGAAAAATGGACTATACTTGTCTTCAGTACGTAGACCCATCATATAAAATATACCTGATGAGTTAAGATTTAGATTAACAAGGGTTTCAATTGTTATACCTTTATTAAATCTTGAAGGCAATAATTCGTAATTATAATCATGTAATTTAAAAAATCCTTGTAAATAACCACCATTAAGTTCGAAATAATTACCTGTTGTGCCAGTAGTTACAGCACTCATAGGATATAAATCATATTCTGTAGTAGCAGTAATTCCACTTGTATTATTACTTGATGGATTTTGAATTACATTATATCCTACTCTATACATTGAAAATAATGTATCGTCAGGCGTTAGTGTTATACCGCTCCACATTATATTAGTTCTACCGTTATCGAAACCAGTTAAACCAAAATCTATTAGATTAATATTGTCTGATATTGCACCAGTCCATTTAGTTAGACTAAACGAAGTAAAACCAGTATTTAAATCCCATGATTTTAACTTAGTTAAATCAATCTGGATTGCTAGATTATCTGTAATTATATTATTTAAACATTCTAAATTCATTTTATGCAAGAATTTATAATAAATACTCAAGTACTTTAATTAATAGTTTTGTATTTATAGAAAATGTTATTTAAATGATAATAAATAATAAAACAAGATTATTTGAGATGATGAATAAAGTAGGGGGTATGCCAATACTTAATGAAAATAGTCATTTACAAACTTCAGATATGCCTCCGGGAATATCATCGAATGATTTTATTTCATTAGATGATTATGATAAGGAAGTTCCATGTACTACAAATGTTAATGAAGAAAATCCCAGTGAATTTGGTGCTAAATTAAAACCAGTTGATGATATACAAAAATTGCTTAATACAAAGAACAAGGAAATTGAAAATAAAAAACAAGATTATGATACTGGTGGACGTATTCATGGTGGAACATTAGGTGCAATTAAAACTGGTGATGAATTTGATGTTGAAAAATTGAAAAGGATTTTAAGTGAAAAACCTACTAATGACCAGTTTTTAAAACAAAATAGTAAAATGGGTAAAACTAATTTCTATAATGTTACATTACCAGCATTTAAGGGATTAATATATAATCAAACAGACAATAATTTTTATGTTGTAAATGTATGTGATAAGGCAGGTGCATGTACTCGTGACTGTTATGCTCAAATGGGACGCTATATTATGTTTGATGCTACAGTTAGACTTAATACACAAAAACTTAATTATTTAATGAATCATTGGACTGAATGGAAATCCAGAATGGTTAATAGTATTAAATCAATTAGTTGGAATGGTGGAGCAGTTATAAGATGGCATGATTCTGGTGATTTTATTTCTAATAAGTATCTTGAAATGGCATTTGATATTGCAAGAGCAACCCCAGATGATTTTCATTATGCCTATAGTAAAGAAATTGGTATGATAAAAGATAGTAATATACCCGATAATTTTGAGATTAAATTTTCTTATGGAGGAAAAGAAGATGAATTAATTGATTCTACTAAAGAAGGTCATGCTAGAGTCATTCCAGATAAAATCTTTAAGGATTTACAACCCAAAGAAGGTAATATATGGAATTTTAGTCCGGAATCGATTGAAATATTGAAAGATAGAATCGTTAAAACATATAATGTCGATAGAAATATATTATTGACTAATAACGAATTAATGAATATTCCTTATAGTCCTAAAGAAAAACACAATCGTAAATGGATTGTAATTAATTGGAGTGGTAATAATGATGTTGCTGCATTAAGAAAAGATGTTTTAGCTGTTTATAACTTAAAGCACAGATAATAGTATTTATATAAAATGATTTAAAATATTAATAATTAACAATATGAAAAAAGATAGCAAAGTAAGACTTTTTGAAGTCATGGGTAGACTTGATAAAACATTTAAACCCAAATTAAATGAAGGTTTCGAAGAAATCGAATCAACTGAAGAAGATGATATTGCAGTACCTACTGAACCAAATGAATTCGGCTCAGAGAAAAGGGAATTGTCGATGGAAGAAAAATACGAAGAAATGAAAAATAAGGTTGAAGAACTTTATGCTTTAATTCATGGTGAAGAATCTGAAGAAGAAAACGGAGAATCTGAAGAAGAGGAAGTAGAGATGAATGAAAGAAAAAAATGGAACTTCGAAAAGAAAAAAGGTGAAAAGGAATCTGAAGAAAAAGAATCTGATGAAGATGAATCTAAGGAAGAAGAGAAGGAAGAAGAACATGAGGAATCTGAAAGTCCTAAAGAAGAAAAAAAAGAACATAGTATTGAAAAAAATAAAACTAAAAAAATTCCGGTTGCCGCAATTGCTAAAGTTGGTAAATAATTCAGTGAAATAACAAATGAAGAAAGTGTTAAAGGATACTAAAACCTTGCTTTTTGAAAATATGATTAAATTAAATCCTGATTTCAATTTAAAGCAGGAAATGTTAAATGAGAATGAAGACAAATGGATTCAAAAGGCTGTTGACCCGGAACATAAAGGGTTTTGTACTCCGATGAGTAAACCCACTTGTACTCCAAAACGTAAAGCATTGGCTATGAGATTTAAAAAGGGCATTGAAAATGAAGGTTTTGACATGAGTCAGTTTTCACAAAATCCTGAAGAATATCAGGAAAAAGCAAAAAAAATTAAACAAACTATAGATAATTTATTTTTAAACAATGATTTTGATATTATTGATAATATGTATAAATTATTTGTCGGTAAAAAATCTGGACAAGATAAAATGAATACAAGTAGCATTACTGAACATCATTCACCTGAATATCAACAAAAAGCTGAATTAATAAAAGGTAAGATTGATTTTCTTTTTGACAATGACCATTACGATATTATCGATAAAGTCGATGAAATCATTAATAAATTATTTCCTGAAGATGAGTCAGATATGGAATTAGACGAATCAAAAAAATAAATAATATGGACGATAATCCAAGAAAATGGAGTTCTAAATTTTGGAAAAAAAATAATGTTTTCGATATTTTAAAAGAAGTTATTGAACCCGATGTGGTTGATGTTACCTCGATTAAAATGAATGATACTTTATGTCCACTTATTTGGGAATCTGATGTGACGTTAAAGCCTGATGTGAGAAAAACCTTGTTGAAAAATGCAGCAAGGTTTATTGAATTTTCTGATGTTGAAAGTCTAAAATTTACAGATATTTTGCTTATTGGTAGTATGGCTAATTATAATTATAGCGATAATTCTGATTTAGATGTTCATGTTGTTTTAGATTTTAATCAAATATCTGAAAATAAAGATTTTGTCGGTGATTATCTTAAATTAAAAAAACATTTATGGAATGATTCGATGCCTATTCAAGTAAAAGGTCATGACGTAGAATTGTATTTTCAGGATTCCGACCAAGTATATCATTCATCTGGTTCTTATTCCTTAATTAAAAATAAATGGATTAGAAAACCAATAAAAAAAATTGTAAATATAGATACTAATGATGTGCAGTTAAAATCTGCTGATTTAATGAATTCTATCGATGATTTAAAAAATGAAATTAATAGTGATAATTTTTTAAAAAAACATGATAAATTAAAGGATAAAATCATGAAGTATAGACAGACAGGGTTGGATAATGCAGGTGAATTTTCAACTGAAAATTTAGTATTTAAAGTATTACGAAATACAGGATACCTAGGGAAATTATATGAAATGAAAAATGAATATCTAACCAAAGAATTAAGTTTAGATGAATTTAAATTGTAGTGCATGAAAAGATTTATATTAACAGAATCTCAATTAAGAGAATATGTAGAAACAAAAAAAGCTGAAAAGGTTTACTATTCTATATTGGAAGAAATGCATAAAAATCATAAATTTTTGAATGAAAATCTTTCACATAAGAAGGCAAATCAGTCAATTATTGATAATTTTAAAAATAAAAATTTAATTACATCAAAAGTATATAAATTATTAATTAAACATAATATTATGAATGAAAATTACGAAATAATCTAAGATTCCTAATTTTTTGTTCTAAATAAAGTATTTATGAAAAAAAGTGTAATATAATTTATATTAAAATAACGTTATCTTAAAAATATACAAATGAAAAAACATACATCGAAAGAGGCTTATTATGAAAGGATAAAAATATTAGCCGAAGTAAATAAACCTTCAATAAAAGAATCAAAAATACGAAACTTAGGTAGTCTTATTGATTATAAAAGAGCAGCAGACGGTGTTGCATATGGTATTGTTAAAGAAAATCATAATTATTATCTAAAAAAGGGCGGCATTAAAAACGACCCCGATGTAGCTGATTTTGTATATATTGGGGGATTAGAAAATATAACTGGTTTTCAATTTAAAACATTGGCTGAAGCAGATAAGCAGAGAAATATGGTATTTCATAATATTAATGAAGCCATTACTTTAATACCTAATAAAACTAGTAGTAAAATGATATTAAAGGAAGATGATGCTAAAGATAATATCGACCAAGCTGAAGAAAAATTAGGTGATTTAGAAGCTGCTACAGATGCCGAAGACATTGAAAACAGTGGTGAACAAGAAATGGCCGCTGGATTAGAAAATGAACCAATTGGTGGTGAAACTCCTCCAGAAGGTGGTGAAGAAGAAATATCTGTTGACAGTGAAGAAGAACTTAGTCCTGAAAATGGAGAACTTAGTCTTGATGGTGGAGAAATTCCTCCAGAAGGCGGTGAGGAAGAAATATCTGTTGACAGTGAAGAAGAACTTAGTGCTGATGGCGAAGAAGAAATGTCTGTAGATGGTGAAAATGAAAGTGAAAATTATAGAGAGGTACAAAAAATATTAGGGGATTTAATCGGGCAAATCGATAAAACTGATATGAGCGATTCCAATGTCAAATATGTACTTAATTCACTTGTAGCTGTTTTCTCGAAAGAACTTCGTAAAATGGATATTACTGATAGAAAAGAAATTGCGAAAGGAATCATGGATGTTGTTGAACCCGATGAAATCGAAGATTTAGGACAAAATGTTGAAGATACCACCGAAGTAAATGAAGAAGAATGTTCTGAATGTGGTGGTTTTGGTAAATATGCAGAATCTAGAGGTTATGATTCTCCTGAAGCATTTATGGAATGTGATGACGAAGAAAAAAGTAATATAATCAGTGGTTATGCTAATGCACATAATGATGGAATGAATGATGGTGACTTAAAAACAGTTTCAATTGTAATAACACCTGAAATTATTGAAAAATTAAAAGGTGATTACGGTCATGACGAATACGCTGAAAAACTTACTCCATATACTGATTCAATGAATGAAACTTCTGATGAAGATAAAATGGCTGAACTTAATGAACTTTGGAGTGGTTTAGGTCGTATGGTAAAAAAAGCAGGTCAGGGAGTAGGTAATGTAGTTCAAAAGGGTGCTCAAGCAGTTGGACAAGCAGCTCAAAATGTTAAACAAACATATTATGCCGGAGAAAAAAATGCTGCAATTAAAAGACTTGAAGGATTGGCGCAACAATTGAATGGTGAAATTAAAAAAGTACAAACAACTGGTGAAAAAGCAGGTCAAGAACCCGTTAATGTTCAGAGTTTATTACAGACAATAACTTCCGGTATTCAATCAAAAGGTGCTGCAAATTTAGGTAAATTTAGAACTGCTGAAAATGTAGACCCTTCAAATGTACAAGTTCAACCCAATGTTTTAAAGGAAGACGATGATGAAGAAATTGAAAATGCTGAAGAAAAGGAAATCGGATTTGCTCCCGATGCTCAAAGTCTTGGTGTAACAAGTGTTAAACCTGAAAGTACTACAACTGGTGTAGATATAAACATTGACCCAGATAAAAACGTAAGTATTTCAATGAATGAATCTGAAAGAAAACTTAGAAAATATATTCGTAATAGATTGGAAGAAAAAACGGGTTTAAAAAAACCAAGTATTAATGAAAGCAAAAAATCAACAGCATTAAAAAAATTAGATGCGGCTATTGATAAGCAATTTAATTTATACGAATCTGTTAGTAAGAAAAACTAACTAATAAATTAGTTATTTAACTAAATTTACAGTTAATTAACTAATTAAATAGTTATAATAATTAATAAAGTTATTTTATAAAACCCGAAATTTTCGGGTTTTTTTTTGTAATAATTTTAGTTAATTTTACGTATAACTAACAAATTTAATAACTAAAATTGAATATATGATAAATAGAATATTTGAAAACTATAAATTTCGTAGAACTTATATTGGTGGTTCTAAACAAGTTGAAACAGATACTTTCGAACTAATTGGCGGTATTAAGGATGATGCTTCGGACTGTGATTGGATTGAATATAAAAGAATATTAATAATTCATTTTGATGATGTACTACACGTATTATTGTCATGGAAAGCAATAACATTAAAAATAAGTTTGGGTTTAATGTTAGCAGGTGTTTTATTTTTTAAATTTTTATTAATTTTTTCAATATTGATTGTTGCGTCTTTAATTTTAATGTTAATTCATCTTGTACTTAAAAATAAAGAAAATAAAAAATTAGATACATATAATTTATGTATTACTGTCAGTAATTATAAAATCGAAGAATTATACGGAATACGAATTCAAACAGAATAAATTTAAAAATATTATGCAAATATGATTGCAATATATTATATTTGCAGTTAATTAACTTAATAAAAAAAACAATATGAAAAAATTTGCAACTGCTTACGTTAATTTATTCGAAAATAATGCTATCGCAAATATTGTTGAAGCAGAAAACGAACTTGAAGCAATGAAAAAAACAATATTGCTTAATCAGTCGGATAAATATACTAAAGAATGGATTGATGGACTTGGTGAAATGAGTATTGATGATTTTAAAAATACTGTATTACAGGGAGAACAAAGTGTTGATGCTGTAGAAATCGTATAACTAATTTTAATATGATATTAAATAAAATCGATAGATATAATAAACTAATTGTAGAAGTTAACATTCTTGAACGTGAAATTTATGATTATTATTTGCCAATTGTTAATGAGTTGACTATGAAAAACGATATTAAGGGATTACAAAATCTTTTAGATGCAATTCCTTCAGTATCATCGATTAAATTGATAATTTATCAATCATTAAGAGAATTAAAAAATAAAAAGTAAATATAGTTTTAGAATGGAATACGTTATACTTTTAAAAGAAGCAAGAGATTTATTAGTAATGTGCACATTATTAGATAAAAGTGGTTTATGTAATAGTATGGTTGAAAAAATAGACCGGGTATTCACTAAACATAATATCAATAATACTTCACCTGAACCAAATTGTGAATATGAAATGTTAATTAATGATGAAGGTGGTCCATTTGAAATAAACTCATGGATACCTATAGCAAATGAAATGATAAAAGACTTGAGTAAAATCGACTACTATATTGAAAGTGGATTGTTACGAAAAAAACAATCCTAAATTACTCTAATTTTATCATAGAACTTTCAATAAATTCTTTACCTTTTAAAATTATCTTTCTAGCATATAACATATCTTTTATTCTCGCTAATGTCATACCGTAATGAAATACTAATAATGGAGTATTGTCTTCATCATTTCCTCCGAATAACTTATCGTATTGACTAAAACCATTATTATCTATAGTTCTATCTGTTTCATACGCAAGTGCATGAATGGTATAATATCCATGCATATATTCCCTATCGACAGCTTCGTGCAAACAAAATAAATCAAATTTATTTGTTTTTAAATTAAAAACTGCATTTACATAATCTTCTGATGGCGGCATTGCATTGTCACATGCTGGAGATAAATCCCAACACCAATTTTCAATATCGATATTAGTTTCATCCTGAGAAAAAATGAATTCGTAAATACCTTCTTGTTTTGAATTATATCCTATTTTCAAAATGAAAATCAACTTAAGATTTTTATCGTCCTGTACCATAACGCATTTTAATATAAATACTTTAAATATCATTAAGTATTTATATTAAAATATTTTTAATGAATAAAGACGTTAACAATAATGTGGTTGAAAACGAAAATATGTTTCCTGACCATATTCCCGTAGTCCCATATGATGTTCAAAAGGAAAGAGAAAAAGAAAGTGTTAGAAAATTAGCTAATGAATTAAGAAAAAAAGGTGGGAAAATTCAACCTATTATTGTTACTAGTGACGGTATTGCCAAAAAAGCAAGTGAATTAACTACTACTGAACAAGAATATGAGTTTGTTCGCTGTGCGATGAATCCCATATATTTTATTGAAACATATTTAACAATTTTCGACCAGACAAAAGGAAGAGCTGGTGAAATCGTTCTATTCAAATTATTTGATTTTCAAAAAACTCTTATTGAAACATATAATAGTAATAGATTTGTTATAGCAAATAAATATCGTCAGGCTGGTATTTCTACAACAACATGTGCATATATTGCATGGTATATAATATTTAATCAAAATAGAAGTGTTGCTATTGTTGCAGATAAATTAGAAACTGCTCGTGATGAAATGATGAATGATGTGGTATTATTCATTGAAGGCTGTCCCGAATGGTTGAGACCTAAAACTGGTAGAGAAACTAATGAAAAAAACTTTAAAGACACTCAAAAATTAAAAAGATATGATAATGGTTCATCTTTAGGTGCTTTCTCTTCAAAAGGTCTTCGTGGTTATACTCCTACATTATTATTCTGGGACGAAACTGCATGGACCGAAAAAGCTGATAAATTCTGGACATCAGCAAAACCTACATTACAAACAGGCGGTGCAGCAATTATGGTAAGTACTCCTTCAGGTTTAGATGCTGTGTTTTATAAAACATTTGATGGCGCACGTAATAATGAAAATAATTTCAAAGCAGTTGAATTATGGTGGTATAATGACCCAAGATATAATAAAGATTTAGTTTGGTTAAAAAACAAAAATAAAGAAAATCAGATTAAAATAATTGATGAAAATTGGGATAATTCTAAGAGAATTCAAATGGCAGACGAAGGTTGGGAAGCAAGTTCTCCTTGGTTTGAAGAACAGGTCAGAGATGCTAATGGAGATATGCGTAAAATAGCACAAGAATTACTTTGTTCATTTTTAGGGTCGGGTGATAACTTTGTTGCTGAAGAATATTTATTAAGAATACAAAATGATGAAGTAAAAGTCCCAATTCGTCAAGAATATATGGACTTAAATATGTGGATTTGGGAAGACCCTATTCCCGGTGAAGACTATATTATGGCATTAGATGCTTCCCCCGGACACGGAGAAGATAATTCCACTATTAACATATTAAAAACCATTGAAATTATTGAAGAAAAAATAATTACTAAAGGAGATAAAACTAAAAAAGTTAAAATAAAAAGACATAAAGTAGAGCAAGTTGCTGAATATTATGGAAAAGTTGTTCCTCAAATGCTCGCTGAAATTGCTTATCAATATGGAAGACGATATAATAATGCATATGCTGTTGTAGATATAACCGGAGGATATGGTGTACAAGCCGTTGAAAAATTATTGGAATTTGGTTATGGTGATGTTCATTATGCCGAAGTTTCACATAAGCCTTCTAGAGATAGATTACAAGGATATATCAAAAAAGGACAAAAATCAATGTCTGATGGTACTATAATTTATGTAGATTTAATTCCGGGATTTTTTATCGGTAATAATCGTGCTTCAGTATTACTTGAAATGCAAAGAGCAATTCACTTAGAAGATGTATTAATTAGGTCAGTTAGATTATTAAATGAACTAAAAACGTTCGTAACGGTTGCGGGTAATCGAGTTGCTGACCATAAACGTAGTTTTCATGACGATTCAATTATGGGACTATCAATCGGTTTATATGTATTAAATTTTGATATGGCTAGATTTAAGCAAAGTAAAGGTGTTACTGAAAAAATGTTAAATGCTTTTTTAACTGTAAACGATATATCTGAAATTGGTAGAAAACAAGAAGTTAAACATAAACCATTAATTTCACCTGATAGTACTTCATCATTAAATCCATACATATCACATGGATGGTTATTTGACGGTATAAAGAAAAAATAATATCAATAACGAATTATTCTAATCTTCAAATTCATTCGTTTTGCTAAATCAATTATATTTTTAGTGCCTTTGCTATTACCATCCCAAAAAGCAATTAATGCATCGGCATATTCAGCCATTTGTGCATTTCGTATATATCCGGCACTTTTACCGTGATTATCCCAATCAGCAGGAAAATGTTTTATGGTGTAACTCTTTTCTTTTGCATATTTTTCACCAAGTTTATCCGCACCATAAGCAGTTCCACTCACGATTTCTATTTCTTTTTGTTGACTTAATACTTTGTCACATGATTTACATAATAAATCATAATTATTAAATGTTCTCCCCCCTGCTATTATTACTTTCATATTATTATGTAAATGCACTCCAACTAGATTCACTAATAAACCATCCTAGTTCATCTAATCTTTTAATATCCTTTTCATCGGTTACCCATTCTTCAGCACCGAACCAAATTTGGTCGTGTGCGGCCTGTATACCAAAATCATTTTTTTCATTTTCAGGGATATACTTTGCAATAATATTTACTCCTTCAATAAATTCTGAGTTGTTCATATAACTAATGGTTATTCATTAATGTGTTGCGTAAATAATCTGCTTGATTAAATAATGCTTTTTCAAAAAACATATTAATTGCATTAGGTGCTGCTTCTTTAATAAATCCTTTCATTTTTTCATCGAGTGTTTCTTCATTTGGAGACCATACATTATTAAAATAATCTTTATCAATTTTTTCTTTAAGTACATTAATTGTCATTTGATAACAATGTTCCCATACTAAAGCACGAAAGGGTGATTGTTTTATTTCTAATGTTGCGAATTTAGTTGAATGCCATTGACCTTCTTTGTATTTATCTTTTTCTGCAAAAATCAATATTTCTTCAGTATTGAAAAATGCCTCAACTTCTTTTTGTACCATACTATCCCATTCTCCATCGGGAATTAACGACACAAATGTTGCTTTAATTCTATCTTTCACACCCTGCATTAATTTAGATGGGTCGAACTTCTCTATTTGATTTTCCATAATGTAATTCTTTATAATAATTTTTATACAAATATATAAAAAAATCTTATAACAATTTACAGTATTTATATTAATTAACGATGCTTTTCAAAATAATAAAAGTATTTATTATAAAAAACTATAAAATATTATAAAAATGGCTGAAAACGAAGATAAATTAAGCATATATCAGAGATTAAATAAATTATTAAATCTTGATGGTTTTGGATTTAATGAGACTACTCCAATGTCATCTACTGCTTCATTCGGTACATCACCTTCCGGTAAAGAAGATAAAATAATCATTAAAGGTAATACTCCTGAAGAAATACATCTAAAAGGATTAGAACTAGAACAAAAAAGAGAACTTCAAAATAAATTTTTCAGGACTACAGATAGGGGTTTTCAAAAAGCACTTCAATATGAAGCAGCCAGACTTCCAGCATATATCGATTATGAAGGAATGGAGTTCTATCCAATTATTTCTGCTGCATTGGATTTATATATGGAAGAAGCCACAACTATAGGCTTTAATGGTCAGATGTTAAATATTTACTCCAATAAAGAACGTATTAAATTTTTATTGGAAGAATTTTTTTATGATATAGTAAATGTTAACGTTAATCTACCTTTTTGGGTAAGAAACACTGTTAAATACGGTGATAATTTTGTATTATTATATGGTGAAAGAAAAAAAGGTATTACTCATGTAAAACAACTGGTTAATTATGAAATAGAAAGATTTGAAAGAATACAAAATGGTAAACCATTTGTTCGATTCAAAGAAAGAATGACTGGTGATGAATTTAATGTATTTGAAATAGCACATTTTAGGCTTTTGGGTGATGACAAATATTTACCGTATGGTTCGTCAATTTTAAACAAGGTACGTAGGGTTTTCAGACAACTGGTTATGGCTGAAGATGCTATGCTGACGTATCGTATTATCCGTGCTGGAGAAAAAAAGGTTTTTAAAATTGATGTTGGTAATATTGATGAAGATGATGTTGAAAATTACATCTATAAAGTCGCAACTAAGTTTAAAAAAACTGCACAAGTTGCGCCTAATGACGGACAAATTGACTATCGTTTTAATATACTAGGTAATGATGAAGATTATTTCATACCTGTACGAAATGCAAATACTCAAACAGGTATTGATACATTGCCGGGAGCATGTTTGGTTTTAGATACAAAAATTGAACTTCTTGATGGTAGAAGTCTTGAATTAAATAAAATAATTGATGAATATAATTCAGGTAAGGAACTTTGGTCATATTCAATTAATCCTCAAAATGGTAAAATAGTACCGGGAAAGATAACATGGGCAGGTATAACTAGAAAAAATACAAATGTTCTTAAAATAACACTAGATAATGGTGAATCAATAACATGTACACCTGACCATAAATTTCCGACAAAATTTAATGGGACTAAAGAAGCGAAAGATTTAATTATTGGTGAATCAATGTGGGCTTTCAATAAAGAATTCAAGGAAATTAAAAATTCTAACAATAAATATGAAATGATTTATGACCATTTTTTTAATGATTGGGTCTATACTCATCGAATGGTAGATAATTATTTTAATGGAGAAATTGAAAGTGGAATTATTAGACATCATGAAGATTTCAATAGATTTAATAATTCTCCAACTAATATTAAGAGAATGACATCGAAAGAACACTTTAAATTACATAGTGAACAATCAATCATCGGTGGATTAAAATATAAAGAATTATATGAAAATAATATTCAATTTAAAAATAATGTAGATAATAATTTATTATTGGGTAGACAAAAATATCATAATAAATTAAAAAATGATAATAATTTTTCGGAAAACGTTAAAAGAAAACAATCTGTTGCAAGAAAGAAATATTTATCAGAATTAAACGATGATGAGTTATATAATGCTATATCACATCTACAACAGCCAGAAATTAGAAAAAAAGCAGTTGAAACATTTAATAATAATTCAAATAGAGATAAAATAATTGAATTAAGAGGAAAATCAATAAGTAAAACTAAATCATTAAATGAAAATAGAGAAAAGCAATCAAAATTAACTAAACGTCAATGGGAAAACACTAATTTAAGAGAAATTATTATTGAGAAACAATCAATTAAATATTCGGAAAAATTACTAGATTTATTGGTTGATTATTATGACGAATACGAAAGAATTGATTTAATACTTGAAAATAAAATAAATACGAATAATTCGGAATGGCTTAATGAGTTTAATTCTTTAAATTCAAATAATAAGCAATTAAATAAAATGACCAAAATTACCCGTAGCAACATTGATAAAATGTTAAAATATTTTGGCTATTCTAATTGGAATGATTTTAAATATAAAGTACACTGTTATAATCATAAAATAATATCTATTGAATGGTTGATTGAAAAACAAGATACGGGTACAATTACTATTGATGGTCAAGAGGAGTTGCATGATTATCACACATTTGCATTAAGTTCTGGGATTTTTACCAGAAATAGTAACCTTGACCAAATTCAAGATATAGAGTATCTTAGGGATAATCTATTCACAGGATTAGGTGTTCCTAAACCATTTTTAAGTTTTCAAGATGCTGCAGGTGGTGGTAAGAATATGGCACAATACGATATTCGTTTTTCTAAAAAAGTAAATCGTGTACAACAAGCCATGATTCAAGAATTGAATAAAATGGCAATGGTTCATTTGTATTTATTAGGCTATACTGGCGATGACTTAAGGAATTTTACATTATCATTAACTAATCCATCTACACAACAAGATTTATTAAAATCTGAATTATTACGAGATAAAGCACAAACATATACTGAATTAACTCGTGGTGAATCAGGTATTGCCGCAATGTCTCATACAAATGCTAAACGTAAGATATTTAATATGAGTGATAGGGAAATCGTTGAAGACCTAAAACAACAGAAAATGGAAAAAGTTATTATGCAAGAACTTCAAGATTCTCCGGTTACAATTAAAAAATCTGGTTTATTTGCCGATATAGATAAAAGATATGGTGAACCAGTCGAAGGTATGCCATTAGGTGGTCTGAGTGGTGGCACTGAACAAGGTGGTGTACCGCCAATGGGCGGTGCTGAAGGTGAATTACCACCTGCTGGGGAATTACCTATGGGAGGCGGTGAAATACCAGCACCAATACCCGGTCTTCCTAACCAAACGCCAGCAGAACTTCCTCCGGTAGTTGGTGATAGTATTCTAGGAAAAAAAGTATTAACTGAAGAAGAATATATTAAACAAATTGAAAAACTAGTTTTTGGTAGCAGTACAGAATCCAAGCATAAAGATGAAATTAAACATAAAAAAATTATTAATGAAAATGATAGTTTCAATAATAAACTAAATATCAATGCAATGGATATGATTTCAGAAATAGATTCTTTACTTGAAAAAAGTGAGAGTATAAATTCTAATCCAAATACTATTGAATCAGAAGACGTTAATATTGAGGATATTGAAACATTAAATCTGGAGTAATGATTTAAGTATGGATAATGTTAATCATTTACAATAATTTACAGTATTTATAAGAAATCGGAAATAATAATATGAAAAGAACTAACATAGGGGTAGCTAATTTAGTAATTTCTAATAAATTAAAAGATTCTTATTTTAACAATAAGTTAACCGAAGAATCTAAAAAATTGACAACGGATTTTTTTAATGTTATTAAAAATTCACCAATCTTACAGTTAGAATTTAAAATTTTTAATAATTTAGAAAATAAAAATATTGAAAACGATTTGGCTGCAACTCGTTATATCGATAGCAATATTAAATTATTTGAGGTATATACGACTTCCGAAATTAATGATGAACGTAAAAAACTCAATGCATTTTTAAATGAAGAGTCTGAATTAGATTCAGATAAAATTAAATTGTATGAAGCCATAGATAATTTAATTATGGAATCAATTAATGACTATGATAACATTGATATTGATTGTATACACGAATCATTTACCACTGTTTTAAATCATATTAAATCTCCAAAAGAACAATTGAATGAAACTAGCGAAATAAAACTAATTAATGAAGATGTTATAGAAATTGCCATTGGTAAATTTAATGAAAAATACGAAACACTTAATGAAACCGATAAAAACTTGTTAAAAAAACTCATTAAATCTAATGTTATTGAAAAACAGAAACTTCTTGAACAATTTAAAAATGAAAACCTGATTATTTTAGAACGTGTTAATCAAAATAGTATTGAAGATAAAATAACTAAAACAATTCAAAAAATTCGTGAAATGTCTTATAATTCTAAAACCATAGATGATGACATTATTAGTTTACATGAATTAAAAAAAGATTTACTTTAAAAAAGAGGCATCGTAAGATGCCTTATTATTATTTACACGGACCGTATTTACTTAATTTTAAAGCGTTGAATTCAGTTAAGGTTTTTGAATGTAAATATTTATCCTTCTTAAAATTACTATTGTATAAAGTTATTTGATGATTTTTCTCTGATTTAATTAGTGACACATGAACCCAACCGGGACTACAAGCACCACCCTCTTCCCAAATTATTTGACCAAAACTAAGATTGTTTACAATAAAATAAAATACATCTGCATTAGTAAAATTTACTTTAGTTGTTAATCTATTAACATTTAAATCCATTGCCTCTCCAAATCTATGTTGTGAGTTCGCATCACCACCTACTCCACCTCTACTTACAGGACCATTCAAAAATTCGCCTCTATATGCAGTGGTTATAGGTATTTCGGTGTTGAAATGTTTACATATTGGGTCATATATTGTTTGTGCTAGTGTTATTAATTTAGCGTATTCTTCTTCATTAGGTGTATTATCATATTTACGTCTATCAAATTTAACTCCATTATATGTTTTAGTAATGCTCATAGAGGGAACTGAAATAGCTTGATGATACCACATATAATTAGATATTGGAAAATCTTTTGGATATTTTACATTACCACTCTCATTATATTGTATTGACAGATTAACATTTGCACCAAACATGTTAAATTCTTCATTTAGTCTTAAATTTTTAGGGTCGGTATCAGGGAAATTTTTACTATCATAACCAAAATATATTCCTTTTGGTTTATATTTTTTTTTAGCTCCTTTAGATACCAATAAATTATCCTCATCACCTAAAACTCCAAAAATTTCTAATACGTAATCAAGACCATAATTCATATATTCCTCACCTTTGTCATTTTTACATTTTAATAGTGCGTCACTATATGTATCAGCAACATATTCAGAACCTCTACTATAACAAAATAATGAAGTACTTGCAATTGAATCACAATTATTGGTAATTGATTTCATATAATCACACTGTATTTTAATCATGATTTCTGGATTATTGATTACGTTTTGATGAAAAATAGGTCTATTTGAACGAGCCACTTCAGGAGTTGCACCACCTACATTATATGAATTCACATCGTATTTATCTGTTAATCCATTGATAATCACTTCAATTTCATTTTTAGTAATTTTAGGTATTGAAGTATCTGTAGATGTTGATGCAGTATCAATATTCTTAACATATCTATTATAGAATGTCAACATAGTTAATTGAGGCACACCCGATGCAGTTACGTCTTCTGCGTAATACCACATATAATATTTTGTCGCTACATATGCTTGTGCTGCAATAATATTAGCATCTAACTTATAGATATTTGCATATTTATTATACCAATCTATTAATGCGTTTGCTACATCAGTAGCATTTGTTAATTGTTTACCATTATATTTTATATCACAAACCCATACTTTATTAGAATATGGAGTATTAGTATATGGAAAAACATAACTATTTTTTCCTGTTAATATTTTAGTACTAAAACTACTACATATATGAGTAATAAATTCCTTACCTTTTTTTGTTAATTCCGAATATGCCATATTATTGTGTTTTTAAATCATACATTGAATTAAATTGTGCTTTTTTAGGGTTACCTAGAACACCTAAACCCTTAGTAATTTCATTGGCCGATGATAATGCAGGATTGGTATTATCTGTATTACCACCTTCGAATCCAAATATAGCCGAAGAATCCAGTACTCTTGAAACCGGATATTTTAATATTTTTGTACCACTAAAACTTGTTGTCATCTTATTTGGTTCAATA